ATGTATAGAAGTGTCAGATGCATTGAGACAGGCAAGAGAAAATATATTGCAGAAGCCAGAGTTGTATGGGAACAACACTATGGTAAAATACCTGTTGAACACCATATCCATCACAAAGATGAAAACCCACTCAATAATGACATTCTCAATCTTGAATGTTTACACAAAGATGAACATTGGGCACTTCACGCTGATGATAGAAGAAAAACAGTCACATCTATTGATGGAAGAGAATATATTGAATGTTCAGATTGTAAACAATCAAAATGCATTAGTGAGTTCTATAGAAACAAATCAAGAGGTATTGGTGCCTATTGTAAACTATGTTCTGGAAGAAGACTTAGAGAATGGAGAGACAATAATAGAGAACACCATAATCAATACCACAGAGAATACAGAACAAAGTAGGTTCTTTTATGTAGCAAAAGTTTCAAAAAAGGAGAGAAACTTAGGCTTAGATAATTTTGAAGATAAGATTATAGAAGGTAGAGATGAAGGACAAGATACAAGATCAGTTGCTTTTAAGAAAAGACCAACACCTATGAAGAACACACACCCAACTTTAAAACCAATCAATCTAATGACTTATCTTTGTAGATTGATAACACCACCAGGAGGAATTATTTTAGACCCTTTTATGGGTTCAGGTTCAACTGGTATATCTGCTTGTTTAGAAGGATTTAGATTTGTAGGTATGGAATTAGATGAAGATTACTTTAAGATTGCAGAAGCAAGGATAAATAACTTTGAAGAGTATAGAAAATTATTAAAGAAGTAATGAATATAGTAAATAATATAGAATGGAAAGAAAACTATTTAGATGCTATTATTGTTGATATGAATAATATAAATGAAAACTTTTAAGGGAGAGTAAAACTTAGTGGTATAATATAAATAATAAATATAAATATATAAATGAATGAGTAAAGATAGTGATATGAGTAAATGGTTAAATAAAAAATCATTTAACCTAAAAGATGAGTATTATACACCAAAGATTTTAGTTGATGTTATATTAGAGTTTATTAAACCCAACTCAACTATATGGTGTCCATTTGATACTGAGACAAGTGAGTTTGTTATACAATTAAAAAGTTCAGGTCATAATGTAATCTATTCTCACATATGGCAAGGTAAAGACTTCTTTGAATATGAACCTGAACAATATGATTATATTATATCTAATCCACCATTCTCAAGTAAATTAAAAGTATTAGATAGATTATATAAATTAGATAAACCATTTGCAATGGTATTAGGACTACCTATTCTAAACTATCAAGAGATAGGTAACTTCTTTTTAGATAAAGATTTACAATTATTGATAGTAGATAAGAAAGTTAGTTTTGATGGTAACACAGCTTCATTTAATAATTCTTACTTTTGTCATAAGTTTTTACCAAAAGATTTAATGTTTAGACATTTAGAACATAACAATTCTGGTAAGAACCATATAAAATCATCAATGTATTAAATGAATTTAGATGCAACAATAGTATATCAAAAAAACCATAATGCTTTACAAAGTGATAAAAGATTTATTATTAACCAAGGTTCTTCAAGGTCATCTAAAACCTGGTCTCTATGTCAATTAATAATTGTATGGTCATTAACTAATCCAAATAAAACAATATCTATTGTAAGAAAAACATTTCCTACATTAAGAGCAACTGTAATATCTGCTTGTTTAGAAGGATTTAGATTTGTAGGTATGGAATTAGATGAAGACTACTTTAAGATTGCTGAAGCAAGAGTAAATAGTTTTGAAGAGTATAGAAAGCTACTAAAATAGAAAACATGCAGAATCATGATATATACTAATAAATATATATAAATGAATAAACAATAAAAAATCATAAACATAATGGAAGAAAAGAAAAGAGGAGGTGTAAGAGTTGGTGCTGGTAGAAAGAAAAGAGATGAAGAAAAATCTGTAATAGAATTATTAGATAAAATCATTGATAAAGAATTAGTTGCTAATGAATTACTAAAAAGAATTAAAGCAGGTGATGCAAGAGCAATGACTTTATATTTTAACTATAGATTTGGAAAACCACTTGCTACAATAGAACAGACTACAACACTAAATGTAAATGACATTGAATTAAAGGATTTAATAGACTTTAAGACAACAAAAGACAATGAGTAATAACTTTACTTATCTATAAAAAAATAGTGTCTTAAAACAACTTAAAATGGTTTATGAGTAAAGTAATACTTAATGATAAATATAAAAAACTATTTACATCACCAACAAGGTTCTATGTATTGACAGGAGGAAGAGGTTCATCAAAATCTTTTTCTGTTGCTTATTGGTGTGCTTTAACTTTACTATTTGAAAGAGGACATACTATTCTATTTACAAGATATACTATGAAGTCAGCACATATATCTATTATACCAGAGATTACATCTAAAATAGAACTTATGGGTCATTTAGATAAGTTTGATATAACAAAAGATAGTATTACATCAAAGACAACAGGTTCAACTATTCTATTTAGAGGTATTAGAACATCAAGTGGTGACCAATCAGCAAATCTTAAATCATTACAAGGTGTAACCACATGGATTTTAGATGAAGCAGAAGAGTTGATGAGTGAAGAAACATTTGATAAGATAAACTTATCAGTAAGACAGAAAGGAAAACAGAATAGAGTTATTCTTTTATTAAACCCATCTACAAAAGCACATTGGATATATGAGAGATTTTTCCAATCAAAAGGTGTTGAACCTGGTTCTAATATAACAAAAGATGATACTACTTATATTCACACAACATATTTAGATAATAAAGATAATTTAGATTTATCATTTCTAAAAGAATTAGAGAACACAAAGACTAATAATGTTGTTAAATACAATCATATTATATTAGGTGGTTGGTTAGATAAAGCAGAAGGTGTTATATTTAATAATTGGGAGTTAGGTGAGTTTAATGAAGATAGTGATTGGGAAGCAGGAGCAGATTTTGGTTGGTCTCAAGATCCAAATACACTTATTAAAGTTAGTATTGATAATAAGAATAAAATGATTTGGTTAAAAGAAGAATTATACAAGACTGGTTTAACCACAACAGAATTATCTAATATATTTAGAGATGTTATAGGTAGAAGACTTATTATTGCTGATTCAGCAGAAGGAAGACTTATTGAAGAAGTTAAAAGAACTGGTGTCAATATAAAACCTTGTGTTAAAGGAGCAGGTTCTGTTAAAGAAGGTATATTACTAATGAAAGATTATAGAATGATAATAGATCCTAATAGTAGTAATTTGATTAAAGAACTTAATAACTATATTTGGTCTGAGAAAAATGAAAAGCCAATAGATATGTATAATCACTTATTAGATGCAGCAAGATATATTATTACACATAGGTTGAAGAAACCACAAATACAAAAATATAGAATTAGATAAAATGAATAACACTATAAAAATAATCATAGAAATCATAGGAGCATCAAAATCAGATTACACAACAATGTTAAACATTAAACCACAAGACCAGGTTATTAAACTTAAAAGAATAATTGAAAGGTTGAATGCAGAGATAAGAGATCTAAAATTGCAATTATTACTCAAAAGCGAGGAATAATTAGATATAATAGAATAAAAAACAAAAGAACATTAAGGTGTTTTTACTATGTGTAACACTTAATAGAGTTTTACTAATAAAAATAGAATAATTAAATGAACCAATTTTATTTAACAATAGATTTACTTAAACAAAGATTATTAAACAATGTAAATGTAAATACTGTTATAGAGGCAAGAGATGGAGATAAAGATTTATATAAGAAAAACATATACCCACTTGCAGTAGTAAACCCTACCAGCGCAGACTTTTCTAATAGTAAGGTAACATTTTTTACATTTGAGGTAGCAGTATTAGACCAAAGAGACATAAGTAAAGAACCAGGAGATAAATATAATGGTAATGATAACTATATTGATAACTTAAACATTACATCAGCAATTATAAATGACTTAGTAAATTATTTAAGATTACAGAATAATGATGATTTGATAGAATTAGTATCAGTAACAGATGCTAACAAAGTAGAGATGAGTGGATATAATAGTTTGGATGGGTGGTTCATCACATTAAAGTTATCAGTTCCTAACACACAAAATTATTGCTAATTAGATGATTACAATTTCACAGAGTATTCAATCATATATAAATGCAATGGTTGAAGATATAAAAGCAGCAGCACCTAATAGTTCAGGTGAATTGAGAAATTCTATTCAAGCAGATATAGTTCTAACAGAGAATAGTTATGAAGTAAATATATTGATGAAAGAATATGGTGAGTATCAAGATAAAGGAGTAAATGGAACACAAGTTAGTTGGGGCTCACCTTATTCTTTTAAGAAAATGATACCACCATCAGTTTTAGATAAATGGATTGTAAAGAAAGGAATTGCACCAAGAGGAAAGAATGGTGAGTTTTTAAGTAGATCAGGATTAAAGTTTGCCATAGCAAGAAGTATAATGATAAAAGGTATTAAACCAAAAAACTTTATAGAACCAAATATAGATCCTAAATTAGAAGGACTTGCTAATTTAACAGCAGAAGAGATTTGGGATAACTTTGTAGAAGAACAAAATAAAAAAGATAAGAATAAGTAATGAGTAGAAAATTGACATTAGATATAAACTTTATTGATACACCAAGAGATGGTGATGTATTTGGTTATCAAATTAGTAATAATGGAGTTCCATTATCTTTTAATGGATTTGATGGCTGGGATAAAGTATTTAAAGAATCAACAGATTATACTAATGCCAATGGATATATTACTATGTTAAATAGTGATTTAACACCTAATACAAGTGATAATGCCTCTATTGGTAATGGCTTTAATGGAGTAGTAAATGTTATTAAAAGACAAAGCACAGGTAAGTATATTTGTGTTGGTGGATTTACATCTTATCAAGGTGTAACTTTATCAAGTAGAAAAATATGTAGATTAAATACTGACTTTACTTTAGACACATCATTTACACCACCAGACTTTTCAGTTGATTTACCTACATTAGAAATTGATTCTAATGATAAAATATATTTAGGTAGTTCAAATACTACAAGTGGTAAAGGTAGATTAGTTAGATTAAACGCTAACGGTACTTTAGATGGTGGTTATATGCCTGGAATTGGTTTTGATAGACCAGTTATGGCAATTAAATTACAACCAGATGGTAAATTACTTGTAGCTGGTGTATTCACGACATTCAACTCATCACCAGCAAAAGGTATTATTAGACTTGGTATTACTGGTGTTAAAGACGTTTCTTTTAATGGTGTTAACCAAGGTTTTGTTTTAAATAATTCATATCCAAGAACAATAGAT